TTGTTTTTCTTTCTGCATTCCCATACACAGCAGCATCTATGATTTCATTCCAGTCTATACTACCCTTAGCTTTGGAAAGAGCTATGAGAATATGCTCACGGAGGGCAATAGCAGAAACTTGATCCACAACGAAATTAGGCCAATTGAGATGAACACCTGTTTTAGTGAGATTCCCACTCTTCTTTGGGGGAGCAACAGAAATGATACATTCTCTACCACCATGTCGCTTCACTTTATCACAGATAACCTTACAAATGTCTTGTATCTCGTCAATACTAAGTGATTCGTGATCCTTGTAGTCTATATCGACAAAGAAGTTATACTTTCCACTCTTTTGTTCAACGACATAGAGACGCTCCCCACGTTTTACTGCTTCTACGTACCTTTCATGGAACTCGTTCAATTTATCAAATGGCACGGAGAGGACACCACCGTCCATGAGCACATGTGATAGATTGGTTGCATGAGTAAATTTTTGAGATGCGCACCAACTCTTAAACATACTTATAGTGCGCCTCTACTCTCTAAACCATCGCATACAAGAAACATCTCTATATTCCTTTCCCTGAGAAAGTTCCTTCTTTATAATTAATAATTCATATACAGTTTTTATCTTATTTTCTTCAATCCATTCTTCAACCTCTTCTTCACATAAGCCACGGTTCTTCTCGAGAAGTTCGCTAATCTGGCGTAAAATATAAGCCTTCGACTTCATTATTTTATAGAAAATGTTTTTCTATTCAAAGAAGTCATACAGGAGTAAAATTGTGGGTTTTTTAGAACATTGTCTATTATCAGTTTCCAACGCTTACGTGAGTTAAATTCATCTAGAGTATCATAACTCATATAATCGTTTTCGTCGTATGTTTTTCGAATGGGTTGTTTTTGAGCCTTCCTGAGATTCATCTTGTATTTTTCTTCGTAAAACTTTCTAATTTGCGTTTGTTGCTCAGATTTGGTGAAATTAACGAAAAATATAAAAACATTGTATTCAAGTTCTACGGTTGGGCTTTCCCTAACTGTAAATTTAAATTCTGTATATTCACCATTTTTTAGGGCGATAACACCCCTAGTTTCCTCTTCAAGTTCCCGAAGGGCACAACGAAGTGGATTAAATATCTCTCTTCTTCGACATCCACCTGTGACGAAAATCCAATCTTTATATCTCCAGTCCCTCACCGTGAGAAATTTAGGTTTCCCATCGGCAAAACTGACTGGTACAGCAATCGCTTTGTACTTTTTCATTGCGCATTCGCAAGTTATAATAGGATGACATGTTTATTCTTCTTTTTTTTCTTCAGTGACCGGCTCTGACTTTGGCTCTGGCTCTGGTTCCGGCGCGGGCTCTGGTGCGGGGGTTAGGCGCTTAACGACCTGGGTGGAAAATACCTTGAAGGCATTCATATCATCCTTAGTCTTGTTGAGTTCCTTAAATAGGAATATAATACCAAGGGCACACACAATTACGGCGACAGTCATGATAGTGTCACGATTCACGGGAATCATTATACTGGTACGTGTGGTTTTCTTTTTAAGCTTTCTACATCACTACCCCCATTTTAGTTTTACCTGGTACGGGGCATTCGTAGGGAGACTGAGCAAACTGAACGGATTCGTAATGCGCGTGTTCACATGATTTATCTGTCGATGGAGACACCTGGGGCTCACCGACAAACTTTTCAAGTGTCCTGGAATTAGGATCGTACGTCAATACAAAAACGATGGCGAGAAGAAATATAACTTTCCACATATAGTAATTAGTTAGAATATAAAAGACCACCCATACCATTCTCAATACGGAGTACATTGAAATTTACGGCATAAATATCATTATCGGAGTCCGCGGTATCATTCACGATACGAGCAGAGTCGAGGCGGGAAAAGTTAAGCGAACCAGTAGGCTGGAGCTTTCCAGCATCTAAGCAGAAGGGATAGAAGAAGAGCTTCTTGGCGGTGGAAGAGACACCGTTGGAGGAGTGGTAGAAGAGGGGTACAGTGGTGAAGTGGGGGTCAGCGAACTTGAAGTCGGCGACGTCGGTACCGTTAATCTGGAGCTTGAGTTTATTATTGTCCCCAAGAATGGGGAGATTGGCAGCACCCGCAGCAGCCAGAAGCTTCACAGGGTGGTTGAAGTTAAGCTCCTGAATCTTGGATCCAGAGGATATAGCCTTCTGGACCTGGGTCATGATCATGTTCTGAGGCTGAGCAGCAAACATCTCACGTTCCTCGGTGTCAAGATAGGCATAATTGGCATATACATCCCACTTGGCACTGTCCGCGATAGCGGTGGTTCCCCAAGTAATTCGAAGCTCGATATCGTGATATTGGAGGGCGATGAGGGGGAGGGCCGATTGCCAGTTCTCACAGAAAGCGAAACGGAGAGGATAGAATCGACTGTTGCCACCTCCACCAAAAAGATTACCAGCTACAGACTTGGAAGAAGAAGTAGCGTAGAGAGAGGGGGCGATCAGAGTTGAGAAAAGGGAATCCTGTTCATCAATGACCTGGCCACCTATGAGAAGTTCAACCTTGGAAATTTTTGTACGCCAGTCGATAGCATTGTAATCAAGAGTCTTGGTTCCGTTATTGGGAACAATATAGACATAACCGAGCATGTCACCCTTGCGCTCGAAGCGAACGGTGGACATACCACCATTTGAGACGTTGCCCTGAATGACCTGACGCTCGACAGTTTGGGAGAAATTCGTATGACGCTTATAGGTGGACCTAAAGAAAGACACCTCGGGCTGGCCAACGAGGTGTACATCCTGGGCACCTACGGCGACGAGTTGGGCAATACCACCAGACATTTTATAATATAGTGAGAGTTTATTTTTAAGCTTGGACGATTCTTAGAAGGTTAGATACCGATCTTCGACGAATTTGAGAGATTCGTGGGAGAACGAGGGAAGTACAAGTCCTATGGACTTGGCTGGACGGGCCAAACAGGGTTGCACTTGGGAGGAAAATTGTTCAGATTGTGTATTAAAAATAAGGTATCGATGAACCTTTTACATTAGTAGAACAAATTATTGTTGTTCCAGTATAAGCACCGCTGGTACCATCATTAATCGTTACTACACCAGCTGATGAAACACCATGACAATATAAAAATGTATTAAAAGCATAGTCACCATTTGGTTCAACCATAGTCGTGTCCGATAACCACCATTTACCACCATCTGGTACTTTCCAATCTGGTACACCATCCCCATAATATCTTGGGTCTCGCATTTTTTCAGTAGTGTAATTATCGGTATACGTCTCAGTAGCTCCTACTGGTAAAGTTATACTTTTAGAATATACAGCACCCGCTACTGGTACGTCAGCTGATATAGTAGAACCGTTTACATTTACTACAAAATCATAAATTGCAGCCCAATGAGCTTTACTTCTTGGATAAAATAGGTCTAATCCCAAAACACGCGTTCCATTATCATTGTGCCATTTATTTACAGAGGTTGCACTCGTATACCTATAAAAGTCGTACCCACCACCATCCGCTGTGAAATTTACATACATTTGTAGAGGATTTGGCATAGCGGGTGATTTAATCCAGAAATACCCATTTGTTAAACCTAGATTATAGTTGTTATTTAATTGTGCAAGATGCCATCCACTCACAGCTGGTGTCGATAGTGAACCATTTCCTGTGAAATATGGAGTCAAATATCTATTATCATTTAACATGTACGTATCACACTTAATGTTCCCCCTCACATCCAAAGCCGCACTCGGCTCTGAGGTCCCAATCCCCACATTCTCTGCCGCGATATCACCTTTTACAACAAGTACAGGCCGGGGGGTGAACACGTACGCGGCACCGGCGTCGGTACCACCCGTATCCTCATAGTACGCCCCCACTATAACCTTCGTCCCGTCCCCGCTCATGGAGATGCTAGAGCCGAAGTTGTCATTCGACTCTGGATCCGATGCCTGAATCTTCCCTTCTTGGGACCACGACGAACCATCGTAGGTGAAGATATAGGCGGCACCGGCGTCGGTACCACCCGTATCTTCTGTATACGCCCCCACTATAACCTTCGTCCCGTCCGAGTTCATGGAGACGCTATAGCCGAATCTGTCATTATACTCTACATCTGATGACTGAAACTTCGCTTCTTGGGACCACGACGAACCATCGTAGGCGAAGATATAGGCGGACCCGGCGTCGGTACCACCCGTATCCTCAAAGGGTGCCCCCACTATAACCTTCGTCCCATCCGAGCTCATGGAGACGCTATAGCCGAAGTTGTCATACAGCTCTACATTTGTTGACTGAAACTTCGCTTCTTGAGCCCACGACGAACCATCGTAGGCGAAGATATAGGCGGACCCGGCGTTGTCATAAGTCGTATCCTCCCACTTCGCCCCCACTATAACCTTCGTCCCGTCCGAGTTCATGGAGACAGCCCGATCATTGCCGAAGTTGTCATTCCCCTCTGGATCCAATGCCTTAATCTTCCCTTCTTGGGACCACGACGAACCATCGTAGGCGAAGATATAGGCGGCACCGGCGTTGGCAGCATTCGTCGTATCCTCCCACTTCGCCCCCACTATAACCTTCGTCCCGTCCCCGCTCATGGAGACACTATTGCCGAAGTAGTCATTCGCCTCTGGATCCAATGCCAGAATCTTCGCTTCTTGAGCCCACGACGAACCATCGTAGGCGAAGATATAGGCGGCACCGGCGTCGGCTTGGCCCGTATCCTCATAGTACGCCCCCACTATAACCTTCGTCCCGTCCGAGTTCATGGAGACGCTATAGCCGAATCTGTCATCCGCGCCGTGACCCGCAGCGATGTCTGATGACTGAATCTTCCCTTCTTGGGACCACGACGAACCATCGTAGGCGAAGATATAGGCGGCACCGGCGTCGGTACCACCCGTATCCTCATAGTACGCCCCCATTATAACCTTCGTCCCGTCCCCGTTCATGGAGACGCTATAGCCGAATCTGTCATTCAACTCTTTATCTGATGCCTGAATCTTCGCTTCTTGGAACCATACTTTTGTCGCATTTATATCCACAGACGTAGACGCAGACGTATTGGATACCTCAAATAATCCATCGATGGTGAGTTTTTGGGTTGTAGTGATATTACTCGCGTTAATGTTAGAGGCGACTTCAACATCTCCTGAAACGATGAGTTCTGCTTCGGATGAGATACTTACCGTAGCCCCCATACCAGCGTGGGCTGTACAATAATAGTAAAGTGTCGCGGGGGCACCTGCGGGGACGATGAATGTTCTCTTTTCAGTACTCCCATACACACCCGTAGTTGTTATACCTGTAGTGTAGGCACTGCCGTCAGCAGTTTCCGAAAATATGAAAGGGTGATCCACAAGAGTTGGACTGGATAGGTCAAATATATATGTCTGGTGTTGGTGTAGCGTCAAATAAGGTTGTTGTATACCGTCTATGTAGTATTTATTAGCACCACTGGCATCCGATACAGTAACCACGAATGTCTTTGTGGTCCCGATCGTCATCGCATTACTCGTATTAAAGGTTTTGATAGCCGAGGTTTCATAATTCTCCACATCATCCGTGAATATATCTTTCGTGGTTTTGGTGGCGTCAATGGATTTAGCATAGGCTTCCCAGTGGTGGAGTTTCATATCGTTGATATCGGAGACACCCGCGTGTGTCAGTGCAGCACTACCGGTACCACCCATATCAGTGATACCCTTGGGAACAACCCCCGTATTTCGCTTTCGGAATTTAAGCTCACCCTCAGTGACTGAAAGTTTCGTATCGTCACCGATCCAAAGTGAGTTATCGGAAACGTACATGTCCCGAATTTTGAATGCGGCTGACCCGATATCGTAGGTATTATCTGCGGAGGGGAGGATGTGACCACTGAAAATTGTCCCCCCTCCAATTTCCACATTCGATGTGGTCACGAACCCCGTGGTGGCGTTACTGAATTGAAGGGTATTCGAGGTAACGTTCCCCACATTGGAAACGGCCGCGAGGTCATAGGAGGGTGTGATTTCGATGAGTCCCATTTTGATACCTTCACATGCGACATTCCCGTTGACTGTGAGGACATTCGAAGAGTCTGTGCTGACGTATAGATTCGAGCCTACGGAAAAGGCGTGTCGGGGAGCAGTATTGGCGATGCCAATGTTGGATGTCGCCTCGAGCCTGGGAGCACGAAGGGTCGCGTTCTCTACATCGAGGTACCCACTGAGTCCTTCGCCGAGTTCACCCATAGTTATTATAGGGGGAGTTTTTTTTAAACACTGAAAAAGTCCAGATTTTCTTACAAAGTGGGTTGCACTTTGGAGGAAATGTTTATTGAGGAAAAATTGAGACTTAGCCACAGTGATAGGTACACCCAACGAATGATGCTATGTGGACTGCGTTTGCTTCATCTGTTTGGGTGCCATCGGTTGTGAGAAAACGCCTCTCGTATGGTGCCTCCGTCGCACCCGTTTTGTCCTCAAATTGGATCTTACATATTTCCTCATGAACATGAAACACGTTTAAAACAGTCATGTTTTGATATAATTGATAAATCTCAAACTAAGTCACACTCTTATGAATGTCAATCACATATTGGACATTCATATGATTCAAATAATGCCGATAAACGTATTAGTATTTCTTTTAATGTCATGCCGAAAACGTTACCTGGTCTGTATAATTTTAAAATAATGAAAATTTAGATTTTTCATGTACGAGTAACTGTGTTACTCGGCTACAACGTTTGATGTATTTTCCTCCGTGACTTCATCTGGTCTTACCGGCCAAACGGGATTCACCGGATCTTCGGTCGCCGTGGGAAGGTCGCGAAGGGCTTGGCGGTACTCGAGCCATGCTTGTCGAACTTCTGGGGTGGAGTGTGGCCAGTCCGGAATGGCATATTTATCGGATTGGTCGAGAAGATATCTTCTCTTATTTCTTAAATCAATCATCTTAAAATTAAACATATGTTCTTCGTCAGTTAATGTCATTTATTATACTATAGTTTTTAAAATGAGGAAGGTCTGACGAAGAATCTTACATATTCAAAATTCCCATTATTAACGTATTGCCAAGAACCCCCCGGTCCAACTATAGCATCACAGTATAGATTCCAACCATTGGAAACTGCGTGAACAATATAACCAGCTGTACCATCATTATTATCTCCATATCCACCGTCCGTAGCTTCACCGTTTACACTAATACTAAAGTCCCACCCAGTATTCCCTTTATATAGAGCCTTACTTGATGCAATAAAATCAACACCGTTTGATGAACGTGCCTGATTACTGTCTGTTCCAGTTGAACCCGCAAAATTCGAATTAAATGCATTGTTTAAGTTCACACTACGCCATATAGCACCAACTTTTGCACCGAAAGTTCCATTATTTCTAAGAGCATTACCATATACCATAAGTAATACATCCAAATTAACTCCATTATTATTTGATAAAATATTCATAGGAACACTAAACATTGCGTGTCGGCGTGTTGTACTATTTTGTGGTGATAAAAATACATCCGAATTTCCTAATTCATCTGTGTATAGATTCCACGTAGGCATCGGCGGACCAACTTGAGGTACTTGTGCAAAACACATCCAACCACCACCGTACATATCTGGTTCACAATAAACATTGTATATCTTAGTTCCACCCTGGGTTCCTACAATTGGATATATACCTCTATCACTTCGACCAGCTAATATATGATCGTAAAATGTAGGTAAAGCTATGGGTGCTATATTTATGTAACGAATGTCCCCCCTCACATCCAAAGCCGCCTGGGGAACCTCCCCATCCCCTAAGCCGATCCCAACCCGAGTTTTGCTGAAATTGACGGTGTGGTGACCCTCGTCGCACCGACCCATTTGGTAGAGGGTCTTGACCTCTTCGGCGGTGAGGGCCGTATCGTAGAGTTTGAATTGGGAGATGGAGCCGTCGAAAGGTTGTCCATAGGTCGCGCGGTTTCCAAGTATTAATAATGCATTTGCATCTAAGTCGATAGTTGTACTAGCTGAACCACCTCCTATTGCCCATCCAGTCTTTAGTTCACCATCAATGTATATTTTAGGGTTGGTCGTACTTGTGGGACCACCCGAATATGAGTATGCGATATGTCTCCATTTACCAACCGTTTCTAAACCCAGATTACTGTAAGAATTATACAAATAATTAGCGTAAAATGACACATATACAGATGTCGAGGCTGAAAATTGAATAGCAGAACCTTTATTGGTTCCTTCACTACCGATAAAATGTAAATATTGATTTTCACTTGATAAGGTGGTATTATTTCTAAACCATTGACTTACGGTGTGAATATAACCCCCACTTGTATTATCGATTCTACTTTTTATATAATCGCTCGTTGCCCCATTAAACACCAAAGCCTTTTGGGTAACATCATACGCAGTGGTTCCATTAAACACCCCATCCAACCCCCTCCCAGACGTATCCCGCACCACCCCATCTTCCACAGGGTTCGTCGAGGTATTGTATTCCACGACGAGCCGGTCCCGACGGGGTGTATCATCGGCATCTGGGGGTGGCCCGATTCGAGGAACATCCAAGTTCTTCGTGAGGGTCAAAGTCCCATCGTGGAGGGTACTCGATCCCTGGTTCCGGACCCCAAAGAGCTTAATATCCTTGAGCTGAGTGAAAGCATCCGCGACGATCGCGTGGTACTTGTAATAGTTGGGGTTATCCAAGTTCTTGAACTCTAGGCGGTCATCATAGCCAAACGCGAGTCCAGCGACGTTGGAGGTTGCCTCTTCACGGGTAGGGGCTGTGGTAATCTTCGTCCAGTTCACATCATCATTACTTCCCCAAATACTCTTGATATTCGAGGGCATCGAGAAGACACGCGCGCGACCCCCATTTGAACCCGATGGGGGGTCAAAACCCTGTTCACCGGCAATAATTGTCGACCCGTCACGTGATATAGCTAACGATCTACTATCATTTCCACCACGACCTATACGAGCATCACCATCAGCGGAATCTCCCAAAGCACCATAACTTGCTACTGGTTGTCTAGTAATCCATGAACTACCTGTGTACTCAAATGTAAATAACTGTCCTTGGTTGGTTGACCCTTCGTCTGGTTTAGATACAATTAACCTTTTACCGTCGCCAGATAAGGCAATGAATGAACCAAAATCTTCATTCGTGGCTTCGACAGGGTCATTGATAGTACCCTTTAGAACCCATCCCGAACCTTCATAATTATATACCTTGACTACTCCACCATCTTCAGCTCTAGCTCCATCAGCTACATCTGCATTATTCTGACCTATCGCTACCACATTACCATCATTTGATATGGCAACCGCGTGACGACCATCATTGGCAGTGTATGTGAATGTAGCACCTTTCTGGGTCCAATCTGAACCATACTCGTATACTTTAACATAGGGATTTGTAATTGTATCATCAGTCGCAAAAATTATATGATTACCGTCTTCGCTCATATCTAAACTCCATCCAAGTCGCTCATTAGCAGCGGTACCGGATAGACTAGAGCCTTTTGGAGACCAGGCACCATTAGCGTATGTATACACACGAACCCTACCAGCATTAGAGAATCCAGTATCATCCTCGATTTCTGCTATTAGTATAGTGTACCCATCATACGAAAGTTTTACACCTCCATAACCTAGGTGGTCATCCGCTGACTCACCCACGAAGACGTCGACAAATCCCAGATCTGATGAGGTTAAACTCCCAGAATCGGGTAAAATAGTCCATGTGGCACCCGACAGATAATATACCCGAACAGTACCCGAATCAGCACCGTTAGCATGCTCAAAAGGTGCAGCTACAGCTATGATATTACCATCACCTGAGATGGCTACAGAATGACCGAAATTAGGGGTGTTACTAGCCGCTGCATCCGTGAGTGGATCACCAACCATGGTCCATCCAGATCCATTCCAATCGTAGACTATCACTTTACCTTGGCTACTATTAAAAATGTATCCACCTACGATTACACGGGTACCATCGTGATTACATGCGACCGCGCGTCCAAATTGCCCCCCCGCGTCTGGACCAAGAATGTCACCCCCAACCTGCGCCCAATCAGGTTTCGATTCAATCTCAGCCTTCTTGAGACTCATGGATTCGGGGGTTTGAATCTTGAGCCATGCCCCGAAATCAACTTCTTCGGAAAGGCGGGTATTCCTCGTGGGTGTAGCCGTCCATGAAGTTGAAGTGAGACCGTCGAACGCCTGGTACCCCGACCCATCCGCGGCACTTAACTTGATTTGACCGTCCCCCTCCACATAGGAATCGTCCGCGGAGATTGCCCTCGCGGGGAACTTCTGCAAAGCATGGGGTTCATCCACCACCGTCAGAGCACCTTCAGGTTCGGTCGTGCCCACACCTATGCGACCCTTGTAGAAGGTCACCGAGGATTTCTTGTGCCCGAATTCATCCTTTTGTGCATCGTAAATCTCTTGGATCCGCTCGTCACCCAAGTACTGGTCGTAGACCCTAAAGTTCGCCACCTTACCCGCGAAGGGACCACCCACGATCATAGGGGTTTCGGTATCTTCTTCTGTACCGTAGTATTCGAGTTCGGGAATACACAAATACCCATCAGTACCCGCTGCAAATGTTTTTGTGACAATAAATGCGTAGTATTTATAATAATTGTTTGTAGTTACGTTAAAAGAGGCTGTCTGTGATGCACCTGTAAATCCGGAATTTGTGAAGGTGTGTAGATGCACCCAATCAGAATCATTATCACTTCCCCACACCTGCCCGGCTTCTACCGATTGTGTCCAAAGCGTCGCATCATTCCTCGAAGTGAAAATGTATCTATCCAATTTTATTTTATTTGGAAGTTCCAGTTTTAACCATTCAC